GTGGCCGCCGACCAGGTGAACAGTAAAGGCAGGATGTTCTGGCCTGGCCGGTATTTTCTTTACCAGCAATTCCCCTTCCAGATCGTCTGACGATTCCTCGTAGGGGGCCATATCGTACTCTTGCTCGGCTGTTAATTGTTCGTCCCATCCCAGCCGTTTCGCGGTCACGATCATTTCAGATTCTCCTTTCGCATCGGTCTGTCGTTACGGCTTCGGTTGGCAGCAAAAGATTCCGGAATCAGATTTGGGATCTGATAACCGCCGCCCTGGGCCTTGGTGAATATTTTCCCTCGCTCAAATTTCGGATAGCCATTGGGGTTTTCTTTCGGATCGTCGGTCCAGTGCATTTTCAGCCCGGTCCATGGGCAAGCAACGTAGCCTTTCGTTTCGCCGCCGAATTCCTTGAATAAATTCAGGCGTTGCCGCTGCCGGTCCTTGGAACCGCCGCCCCTACTTTCTCCGCCCGGCCTTGAGCCTTCCGCCTTCGCGCGGGCCAATTCTTCGCGGGCTTTGGCTGCTGCCTCCTTGGATGGGACTGGCGCATTTTTGATTTTCGCTCGGGCTACCTTGACGCTTGCCTCTTGTACGGCGGAAGTAGCGTACCCTTGCTCCCCTTTCCCCGATGGCAAGCAACGTCCTTTGGGATCTCGTTCGCAATCCGCAAAGTACGACATATTTCCCACGAACCGCGAGAATTCCAGCAACGCGAATGGCAGCTGCATCCGCTGGTTGAAAATGCTTTGCGGCCGCTCCTTGCTTACCGATGGCGGCCCCCACTCGTCGCCGCCTTCAGTTGATTCCCGGATGGCTCGCTCAATTTCCTTCTTGGTATCCTTCTGGTTTTCGGTGTCTTCGCCGGTGTTAGCGGGCAGAAATACGCACCGGCAACGAGGATGGCGCGGCAACAGGTTCTGCGCTTCGGCCAACGACAGCACCACGCCTTCCAACGGCTCACATTTGCTACATACAGCATCGTCATTAGCGGTTGCCCACTCGACGGCAACCCCGACCTCCGCCACACCCATTTCTTCCATGGCCTGCAACTGGCCCTGGGCGTGCGCCCTGGTCAACTCTGTACGGGCAATCAACTCGGCACGGCTGTAGGTCAGGTCCACCTGTTCGGCCAGATCGCTAGCCACTTCCAAGGAATGTTTGCCTTCGATCAATCCATCGGTCAGGGCGCGGGTCATTTTCGCGGCCATGTCGCTTGTGATATTTTCCAGATCGTCAAAAGCGCGGCCGGCCAGCAGCTTCACCCTTTCGACGCTTACCGGCCTGGCAAAAGACTGCCGCAGGAATTCATCGCGCGTGCCCGCGAAAAATCCCATGCCTTCACGTTGCGCTTCCGGCGTAAATAACTCCGGCCGGCGTTTCTTTAATTCGCTTTGCCGCACATCATCAAAAGCCCGGCCGGCCCCTTTTCTGAAACCCTGCTCGATATATGCCCGCCACAACTCTTCATCATCTTCACTACGGATTATTTGCTGCATTTGCGTCTTGAGCCATTCCTGAAAAGCCTTCACTTTTTCCGGGCTGGTCAGGAATCGCCAGCGGTCGTTGGCAACCAGGCTTTGGTTTTTGAATTCGGCTATCAGCTCCCGGATTTCCGGGCCGTCCTGGATTTGCTCCAATTCAGATCGGTACTCTTCAATCATCGTTGCCAGGTAATCCTGGATTTCCTGCCAGACTTCCTGGCTGCTGGCGTTGCCGGTGAATCTTTTGGCAAGGCGTGATGCCTGCAAGCCGATCTCCGCAAGAGCAGTGTGCGCCGCAATGGAAATCAAGTCGTTTACTATCGGGACACCAGGAACCCCCGTCAGGGCAAATGCACCCGCTGCTACCGCGTAGCCGCCGATGGCCCCGCTGGTCATGATCGCGGTTGCGGCCTTGCTGCCGTATCGTTTCTCCAGCCGGCCATGTATCGATTTCATTACCCCAGTCATGCCCCGCTTGATCTTGCCGATAACCGGGACTTTATCGATCACGGCGCCCAGTTTCGCCGCCATGCCACTACCCGGACTGCATGATGGATCAATCCCGCCACCTTCCCCGGTCGGACAAAAAGCGTTGGTTGCCCGGAACTGGGTACGCTCCCAGCTGCCCTTCCGCTCCATGATCTTCCGCTTAATTTCCGCCACGGCCGCCGACTTGCTGGAAAGCGGCTTGGCGATTCCGAATTCTTTCGCCAGCGCTTGCGACTCCGCCCTTTTCATCGGCCCGGTTATCTTGTCCACCAAGTCGTTGATTTCCGGATAGGTAAAATCCCGATGGTTTTCGTAAGCGGCCTTCAGGGCCTTGCCGTGCTCGCCAGCGGCCATGGCCTTTTCTGCGGATTGCTTGCCCGTCGATGAACCGCAGCTGGGATCGACGCCACCGCCTTCACCCGTGGGGCAAAATGCATTCCGCACATCGATACCCAGGGCATCTTCGTCCCGGATCAGATCGATAACCTCCAGCCGGAGCCGCCGAAACTTGCGTTTCAGCCTGGCCAAGAATTGCCGGCGCATCGTGGCCGTCCTGGTCGGATCGATTCTCAGGGGATTGGCCCGCCTTTTCGCTTTCGCCATCGTAAACCTACTTTATCCCCGGTTTGATTGCCGACAACCAGACCGGAGACATCGTTTCCCCGGCAACCACCATCCATATCCTGCCTGTCCGAATCACGTATTCCAGCTCTTCTTTGGTAAGCTTCCAGCACGACACCAGCACGGGAAACCCGCTCTCGGTTGTACCCCGGCATACCGACAGGGCCTCACATTCCTCCCGGCTCATTTCGTCCGGCTTATCGAGTACGGTATCAGCTTCGGTGAATGAACATGGAACCATGATTTCCCCAAAAATAAACGCCAGGCCGAAAGCAAAAGGCCATACCTCGTAACCTTCCGCCCCAGCCTGGCAATGTCACGGCCGCTTTCCCTTCCCATCCCAGCCAACCGCGTGGCCGGCGTCGATCATCGTCTTACTGAGACTCAGCCCTCCCATGTCGGAAATGTCCATCAGGGTCCGACCGTACTTCTCCCGGCCCACGATCCTCGCCCAGGTAGGAGTCTTCGGCAACTTCTCTTGCAGGAATTTCTTTGCCGCCTCGCCCTTGTCCCGATCCTCACCGTGCATCTCCGGAGCGTTTATCCCATACAGCCGGGCCGTCCCCTCGACCAACCAAAAGAACCGCACCGTATCCCCGTCTATCGCTTCGGTTGCCAGGATCAGATACTTGCCCTCGCGCGGCGGAAATTCAATGCCGCGGTGCTGGGCATCGACAAGGCACGAACCCGCCAGGATGCCGGTGAAGAAACCCAAGAAGATGAACAGGTTTTTCACATCCTTCACCTCAAAAAAATAGGCCTGGTTGCCCGAAAGCCCCAACCAACGGGCAGAACACCTTGTTCCCCAGGCATATCGCTCTCATGGCTTTCGCTTTTGCTCTATCGTCCAGGCGCTTTCAACCATCCGTCGCGATTCGACCCAGACGGCAGCCCCAAGGGCACTGTCCAGGCAAACATATTCGATGAAGGCAACAACATCCCACCACCGCTTGCCCACCGGGAAATTATCGTCTTTTACGGTAGGCGCCCTGGCCGAATAAGTACGGTCGTACCTCAGCACCGGGTCAAATCCCACTGGAAACCTATCGTCTTTTGTCATTCTTCCGCCCTTGCCGCGGCGTCAGCCAATATCGCCTCGGCCCGCTCGTCTGTCATTCCAAAAATTTCCGTCAGGTATTCCAGCGGCGGTATCAACGCCTCGACGTTGCCGGCAATGTACTGGGCCGCCGCGTTCGTCTTTGTCGCCGCCACGTTCGCTTTTTCCTGGTCCGTCTGACTGGCCAAGTCTGGCCAGAATACGCTGTACCCCTTCGGCGTCGGCAGTATTCCCAGATGAATAAGCCGATCCACAAAGGGCACGATTACCCGCGGCGTTATGTGGTACTTCTGCCGTAGCTTCAGGCGGTCATTCCAGGCCGCGTCATCCTGGCCGCTGGCCAGCTCGCCCCTCTCCGAGCCGATAAACACCCGCTTGGGTATTCCCAGCTTGATACACACCGCCTCCAATTGCACGGCTATCTGGCTGGTCGGGTCAACCACCTGCGGCGCCAGCCCCTGCATGGAGAACCCCATGAGCGCAACATACCGTTGCAACCCATTCATGTAGTTTTCCATCATGTCGCGCATTTTGTCGGTGTCGGCCGCCACGTCCCCGCCCAGCTGCGGATGACTCGACAACACGTAACCGGGGAAGGCCCCCTTCCAGTACATTTCCGCACTGCCGCCGTATAACTTCCGCAAGTCCAGCAGCCGATTCAGTACCGGCCGCATCCTTGGTGTGCCCAGCCACTTATTGCTAGTTAAATTGTCCGCAATGTGGACTATTCTCGACCAATGCACATTGGTTGTCACTGACTGGCTGGCGCCGATCCCCGTCCATTGCTGGTATGGATCACCCAGGGTTACCTGATACATTGCCGGCTGGCCGTAGCGTGGATTGGTACGGTCCGACTCCCACGAGGTGATAATCGCCAATGACTCCGGCAGGACGTGCGCGAACAGCAATTTCTTTGCTTGCTTTGCCGGTTGCGATAATTCCTGTCCGTCATCCAATCCCAGGAAGACTGCCCCATACTGGCCGATGCCAGAGAGAATATCCGCCCGCAAAAGCATTTCCCAGATCGGGCCACCGGCTTCATCTTGATAATAACTACCTTGATTCAAATGCCGTCCCAGGCCGTCCCACACTTCCTCGAATTCAGTGGCGCTCTTCGGGGATTCATCTTCGTAAACTTCTGGCTGTACTTGCCATGACTCTTTCGGATAAACCTCCACAACGCGATTGGCAATCGGATCGCGGTCGAACAAAGCGTAGTAGTCCTGCGCGGACAGGCCGTCGCGTGGATAGCCGCACTCGTCATCAATGTCGCGGCGCGGATCAAACAGCCGCCGAAACAACTCCGAACGCGCCGACATGACGTTGCCGACCAAGTTTTCAAACCTGGCCAGCGTATCAGCGTTCTCTATCGGCTGGCCGTTTTTTGGAGCAGTCATTCCCTTTTCCACCTTTGCGTATAGGAATTGGACTCTTCTTCCCATTCATCTTCATCCTCGTCGTCTTCATCATCCGGGCCCAACAATTCCTTGAGTTGGGCCTTTGCATCATCGGCCACACGCATCCACATGGATGCCGCCTCTCGCAAGAACTTCGCCTCATCCCACGCACGAGCCAAAAACACCCAGGGACAAATCAGGATGGCCAGTCCAATCACCACCAGGAATCCGAAAATAAATATGTCGTCGGCATGGGCGCCGATCAGAAGCAGCGATACAGCAAATAAAGAAGAGACGGCAAGGCTAATCAACCATCGCATGGTCCGTTCCTTTCCCGGAGTATCTCGATTATCTCGGCATGTGCCTTGGAATTGTTCTGAGCGATTTCGTTCAGGAATAAGATGTGCCGTTCAACGATTTTTTCCCCCATCGGCACAATCCGCGTGCCAATCCAGACCATCACCCGCCAAACCCCAAAACTGAATGCCGCCAAGACCAACGCCGCAAATCCAAAATTCTGTAACACCGACACAAAGTCCAGCATATTCCAACCCTTCTGCTCCTTAAAGTGGATTATTTCAGGGGCCGTACGAACTCCCATTTCTCCACCAGCTTGTTGCCGCTGCCAGGCATGGTGCCCCACACCCCGCTCGCATTGTCGCCGCTGAATTGCATACGGTGAATCCCGGACATGGTCGCCTCGCCTTGCGGAACCTGGACCACCATATGCCAGCCAACCGATAAAACATCGCCTTCAAGAATTCCGCAACCGATAATTTGCTGGCCGGTAAAAGCCCACTCCACCCGGTAGAACTTGCCCACCGGCGACACCTTGACGAACCCGCCATATTCTTTGTCGCGGTCGTCCTTGCCGGAAGTTGCGTAATAACCGGTTATTGTTTTGATGGGTTGCGGAGCCAGCTGGTCGGTTTTTTGCTTCTCCCGATCCATGCCGCCAGCCAATAGAAATGCCACCATGATGCCAAGCAATTCGTGCATGCAAGAATCCTTTCAGAAAATCGCCCCGGCCATTATAGGTTTCTTCGCGGCCATCCCATAGATGGCCAGAACCAACGCATCCGACTCGTCCGGAGAATGCCCGATCAATTTTACCATGCTCGGCCCGCTGCCGTCAGTCCGTTTCGGCATCAATGTCAGCCTGCCTTCATCGTCGTAAGTTTTCGGAATTACCGCAAGCTGATTTCTGAGTTTACCGTATTTTTTTGGCAAGGCAAAGGGAAACTCATTCGCCGTAGGATCGAGCCGGAGACTCAACATACCGTACATTTCCGCACGACGATTCTTGTAAGCGTACCTTTCCTCGCGGTTGTCCCGGCGTTCGCTGAGGTGCCGTATCCCGCGTTTCGGATCCATCACTACCGCCTCCCCAAAGGCCACGGTGCGCACAGCGTACCCCTGGGCGCGCAACCTGTCGGCATGCTCCTTGCCGCCGCCGCCCCGATCCAGGATAACCATGTCGGCCGGCACCAGGTAACGGTGCATGAGTGCAATTATCTCGCCCGTGATGACGCTGGTATCCGGCGTCTGGCGGCTCGACAACTCAATCAGGCCCAGCTCGTCCACGACGGCGATTGCCGTTTGGTCCCCGCCTTCCGCCGGATCGATGCCAATAGCCTTCGCCTGCCTTTGCATTTTCTCGATGGCATCCGCCCGATTCTCCGCCAAATTCAACCACTCCGGCGGGAATAGCAGAACCTCGGCGCCTTCGTAAAACTCGGCATCCAGGCCAATGCACTGCCTCACCGCGTCCCAAACAGCCCGCCGCTTCCGGTACTCGGTAAACGTCAACACGCCAGGGACAAGGATTTCATTGGTAGGCCGCTTGCCGGCCCGCTCCTGAGCCTCGCCAAAGCGGACATTCGGGCTGTCCATAGCCGTCACCCGAATGATCTTGCGATAATAACCAGGCATTTCAGCACCCCGAAGCGTAACTGCCTCACGTGAGGCAGTTACGCAAACTGCGGAAAAATCAGGGTAGAATAAGCTATAGCAAATGTCTTAATTTATTTCCCCGCCACGTCCCGGCACGCCCGCCGAAAAAAATTCTCGCAAGGGTTTGGATTCCCCAGAAACAGCATCCTTTTGGCCCACCCCTGCGCCGCAACATACGCCGCGTCAGCCAGGCCAGACGCCTCATCCCCAACAAACAGGGTATAGTCGGCATGGTGCCCGGCCAACCCCTCGTCCTTGTCCGTCACCCGGCCAACCAGATAACTATAAGGATTCCTTGCCTCTACCTCCGCTGCCAACCTGATCTCCTGGTAATTCATAACATATACGCCCTGGCTGTTGTCCTTGGTTTTCAACAATGGCGCCTTGGCCGCCGTCATGAACCGGCCGATCTCCCCCCACAATACCCGCAAGTGATGCTCAGCCACCGAAGTAGTCACAATCCGGCATTGCAACTGCTTGACATGGCACAGGATAAAGGCAGCAACGGCAACAAACCCGGCTACAAAATCCTTGCCCAGCTGGTTGCCTGCGGGAACGTAGGTTTCATCGTTTCGGCAAACGCTATCGATTATCTCTATCTGCTTGCCGTAAAAGGTGATGTGCGGCCAAAGGGTTTCTTTCAAGGCCAGAAATTCGTCAAGCAGCAACAAGGTTATATTTCACCCGGCGGGCATTCGTTCGCTATCCGTTGCTCAATCACTTCGCACGTCCTCTGCCTGGCAACCGCCGCCATAATCGCCTCAAGATCGGGGATAATATTGACTTGCGCCGCCCCCGCCGCCTTGCCCGCATCTTCCGGATTATCCCGCTCCCATTGTAGCCGATCCGCGTCCTTGAGCACCTTGGCGTTTTCTTTCAGCAAATATCTGTCCGGCTCGATTTCTACGCGGTTGCCATTGGCGTCGATTTCGGTTTCGGGTTTTTCGAGAAAAGGCTCAAGAAGCCGATCCACGATCAGGACCTTGGCTTCTTCGGGGACGGCCCAGCCTTTGCGGAATGCCTTTCTGTCCAGAGATGGGATTTTTTGTTCTGATTGGGTTGCGGGGTTGACTTGTTCGTAGCGGATAGCTCCCTCCGGCGTGGTAGGGATGAGGTTGTAGAGTTGGGCCTCTTCCCTGGCCTTGGAGTAGGATTCTTTCAGTTTTTGCCGTTTGCGGCGGTTTTTGCTGGTGCTGTGGTTCGCCACATTCGCCCCCTCCGTTTGGCCGAGCCGCTGTCCTGGTTTTTATTTTTGTCCTTTTGGGGATAGCTGTCAAGGATATTCGCAGGTTCGCGCCACAAACTCACGGCCAGCCTTGTGGCCTGGACGGTAATGCCAAGTCTTTTCAGTTCCGCTAATGCCTTATCGGCAGTGGCGATATCGCCTTTTATCGCGGCGTCAATCACGATGGCAAACCAGTTCATGCAGTTTTTTGGCTGGCCGCCATGTCGGTGAAGTTTTGGCTTTAACCTCATCGGGTTGCCGTTGCCTCATGTTCGCCGGTGTTTATCATCGTCCACGAACCGCACAGCCCCGCCGATCTGGGCAACGAATCAGCACTTACCGGCCGGGAAGTTTGGCATTTCGTAAGTGGGCAGGACTGCGTAGCCCATGCCCACAACCATCCGCCTTGGCCATGTCGGCCGCCGAGCGTCAATGTCTGAGATATTCCGGGCGTCAAATAAAAAAAGCCGGGCTTGACGCCCGGCCTCCAACATCGTAGAAATGTTGATGGAATGCTGAAATCATCTTACCACCTGAAGAAAAAACGGCAAGGCACGAGCGACAAAGTCTCTAAATGTTGCCGGTGCAAATCGATCCAACTTAGAATGTTGCCAGAAATCGGCTGTTTTCGCCGCCATTGCATTTTGTGCGGCGGCCCCATCATCCATAGGCGCAAATCCGCCTGGATGCGGTTCGATTCCAATGGCTTGCTAATTAAAAAACAAGGGCCGCCCCTGAACAAGGCCGGCGTTCCGTCTGCCAGTACGGAACCTTCCACTGCGAAGCCTTTTATTGCCGAAGGCGATAGCCCCCCGATTGGGTAACCTGGCCGGGAAGGACACATACCGAGCGGCCCGCCGCGAGTTGTGGAGCGACAGCGAGTAAGGCGAATCCCGCCAAGGGCAAACAATAACCCCTGGAATCCCCTGAAAAAGGTTGGGGAACTCAAGTCGCCGCGTGAACAGGTTTCATCCACGCGTTAAAAGAAATGCGGCTAGGATGCCGAAGCCCCCGACAGTTACCAGGTTGTTGCGTACGCCAGGACGAAAGGGACGAAAAACGCTGGGCATCATGGCCGGCACTGGCAGCTAATGCTATCGTGGGATAGCGTAGAGTCCCGAGTAGTGGGATGCTCTCCCCTTGCAAGGGGATGCTCTACACCAACAGATGGTGAATATCCAACAAAGGATATTGATAAACGAAAACCGCCCCAGAAGAAAAAACCCATGAAAGAATCCAAAGACTGGCCAGTATACTGGAAAGGCCCACGATGGGAGCACGGCATCGATTATTCGCTGCTTCTGGAATCCCGAATGGCAATTCGGCGATGAGGCCCAAAGCGAATACTCCGAGTTCTCATGCCTGGTCCGTATTTTTCATGCGTCGTCATTTCGACAGAGACAAACTTGACCAGGTACACGCCCGCAGGCGGTCCGCCAGCAGAAACGGGAATCGAAATAGACATTTTTCACCTCTTTTAACGCCCCTACTTTGATTTCCGCGTGACAACCGGGGCGAGTCGCCACGCGGTTTTACGTTTCACGTCTGGAAAAATTCGATGGTATCGGGCGTGCTTTGTTTGCGGCGGCGCGGCGCCCGCGGCGGCGGCGGACATTGCGTCCGCGCCGTTTCAAACGCGACCAGCGCTTCGGCCGTTATTCGCCAGCGCTTCTTTTGTTTGCCGGGTTCGCGGCCGACATTCACGCCGGCCAGCTGGCCAGTGTGCAACCATCGCAGAACGGTATTTTCTGCCACGCGGTAACGTTCCATAATTTGGCTGACGGTGTACATTTCTGGTCCCTCACAAAACTGCTTGAATCACACAGCCCCAAAATTTACCCGCGGTTCTTTCCCGGAAAACTTTTTCCAGGTAACTTTTCCCCAGGAAAACAAAAAACCCCGGAAACCCGGGGTTTGTCAGGGGAAATTTTTTTTGCTGGAAAAGTTCTAGGAAAGTTAATCGCGGGATATGCCCAGCTTTTTGCGGATTTCTTCGGGGTCTGGTTTACGTCGCGGCTCTTTTTTCTGATTTGCAATGCGATAGACGTCATCGGATTTATAGACATAGTCGCCGCCGTCGCGGCCGCCGGGATTTTTCTTGCGGTTTTTTCTGGCCTTCGCGTCGCTGCTCAAGTCTTTGCCCGACAAGCCCAGCCTGTCTGCCTGGACCTTCGAGGTTCTCAGTGGCGACCATGTCGGCATGAAGGGCATGAGGACGACCGCTATCCGCGCGACCCGCAAAAATAGCTGCGGAAAAATCATAGCTGGTTTACTCGGGCAAGTATGCGGTACCGCATAATCGCCCCCTGTTCGGCCCGAAGTAGATCGGCGGCGTTATGGTCGATACCATGGCCATGCTGGCCAGGTCTTGGGCACGGGACGATTCCTTCTTGGTGATTCCTTCGGGCAGAAAAGGTAACACCGTGTTACCTTTTCTGGCCGTCCGCGCTTCACCGTTTCGCCCAGCACTTCCAGAAACGCTGACGCAATGTCAGCGTTTTTTTCTGGCCTTCCGCCCTTGTGATTCACCGTTTTCCCCTCAGCTATAAAACCTGATGTAGTCGCTTTCCCGTTTCCTTTTTCGCGGCAGCTTGGCGGGCGGCGGTGCGGACGTCCGGGTTTGCTCGAAGGATTCAATTGCGGCCTGGGTGATTCGCCATTGCGGTTTTTTTCCAATATTGGGCGAAACGTTGATGGCCTTCAGCGTGCCGTTTCGGATCCAGCTTAAAACCGTATGGGGCGATACCTGGAACATCTGGGCCAGCGTCTTGACGGTATGCGTCATTTGGCCACCCCCTGCCCGGGCAAGAAGTGCGTCTTCAACGGCTTCGATATTGAAGAGAAACCGCCGGCCGACTTTGAGGCAGGGGATATGCCCGGCCTTGGCTTCGGCTTTGAGCCAGCCCAGGGGCACTTGCAAGTGATTGGCCGCGGCTCGCAAAGTCAAAAGGTGGTTGTTTTCCATACCGGAATCATCCGGTACTGCGGAGGATCAAAGTGGGGCGCAAAGTAGGATTATTTTAGGATCGGAGACTTTTTTTTGTTGGAAATAAAGCAAAAGCACCCCGGCCAGCCGGCCGGATCATGGTCCCCCAAGCCGGATGCCAACCCCATCTGTTGCAACGATGCAACGATGCAACCTGATTCCCGGTTAATTGCCATATTCATTCTCTCGTATAAGGGATTAACCCGGATCCAGGTTGCATCGTTGCAAGGTTGCAATTCCCCGATACCAAACCCCATGGGATTCATAACGGCCGTTGCCGGGGTGTCCCCTGGCAGTGTTAGCAACCATACCCTTGCTGACAGACAGCAAGTCTCGAAGCCAGGGATTGAACTGGATAATCCGCTGAATGGCGTCAAGCAAAATGGCGGCCTGGTCAACGTCGGCGGCGAAAGCATAGCCTCGGATCGGCCTGGCCGCAAATGCCAGGCACCATATGGCAACTATTGCGAGATCAGTAGTCTTTGAGTGACCGCGTGGCCGCTCAAGATAGAACCGCATCCTGGCGTCGGCCTGGCCCACGCCAGCACAACGCATCATGGCCGGATCAATGCTAAAAAAGTCGGCCGATTGCCAGGCGTCGATCATGTCGCCAAACTTCCTGACAGTCCCCCCGCGTCTTGTACTGGAATCCCCAGGCCTCGACGATAGGCCAAACCTCCGGCAAATGGGCATTTGTCACCCAATGAAAGTGAAAGACATGGCCCACGAGGACGCCGTTCTCTGGCTGTGGCGATTTCGGCAATCGACATGGACGGATATGGATTGGCGGCCTGGTGGGAAGGATCATCGGGCCGATTGCTATATCGCCATGGCGTCAGATTCTTTTTCGAGTCGGGCCTGGACCACCTCGGCGAACCGCCTGGTCATCGGGTCGTTTGGCCCGAACACCCGTTCGGCATCGGCCAGGACCACCAACAATCGCCAAAGCGGCAGGTCACGCAGGTGAGTGGCCGCGATGACACGAAACGGCCCTTCCGGTAATGGTGGAGGTTCGCGGCAGATGGCATCAGCGGCCTTGATATTTTTGAGTTTCTTATAAACTCCATTCGCCTTACCCGTCCGATCCATTTCCTCGACAAGCGACTTGAATCTCTTGGGCTCGGCCTTCGCCGCCTCAATTACGGCCTGGGCCTTCTCGTAAGTACGGCGTTTCATTCCGGCAACCGATGCCGCTTGCTCATTCGTGCGGGCGGTTTCGTCTCGTGAAACCCTGGGGCAAGTTGCCCCAGGGTTTTTCTTTTTTCCTCGCCCGCCGCTATCGTTGGCCCCCTTCCCGGATTTCTCTTTCTCTTCCGCCTTGGGCCTGTAAGCTTCGGCAACAGCCTCACCGATAGCCACTGATTCCGAGAGCGAGAAATCCACCCGGCAGGTATTTTCGTCATGCTCGGCCCGTAGTCGGGAGTCAAAACGATGGGCTGGAGAAGGCCGACATTTTCAATGCTATTGGCCAGTTCCTCGATTCCCGTAATGGCCCTGCGGTATCGCGGCGGGATTTCAATATCAGCAATGGCGATTTCCATGCCCTTGTCTCGCCTTCGTTTTATCGGTAAGATGATTTCCTACACCTGGGGTAATTCTAGTTGCCCCATCCCGCCGGGTCAATACCGGCGGATTTTTTATTGGCCTAATTCCCAGGGGCCTTATTAACCACGGCAGCCAACAGCCGGGCCATGGCCTGCTGGGCCTGTTCCCTCAGGTTGACTATTTTGGCCGAAACTTCCGGATGGCGGTTGCAAATCACCTCGCGGTCGTCCTTAATATACACCCAAGAACCAACGCAAAGAGCGCAAGCATCTCTTCTGCAAATGGCGCAATTGGATAAGACGGATTCTTCTTTGCGTGGAGGCATGTGCGGGGGCGGATGGGCAGGCTGATATTCCTCGCCGCAAAGATCACAGACTTCAATTTCGATAGTTTTGGTTGCCTTCATTTTTTCTCCTTCTGATTTTCAGCCCACTCTCGTATCCACGCAATCGCCTGCCCCGCATGGACGTGTTGCGGCGTCACCCGCAGCACCGCCCACCCCAGGATGGTTGCCGCGTTGTATTTTTCCAAGTCCCCGATAAATCCCTTGCCCCGATTGTGCCGGCCCCGTACCCATGCCCCCCCCTCGATTTCAACGGCCAGTTTCCATTCCGGCCAGGCCCAATCGAAGCGCCATTTGCGTGGCGGCGCAAAGCGGAACTCGGATACTGGCTCGATCAATCCATGCGCGGCGCAGATTTGCGCGAAGTCCATTGCCACTCCGGTTTACAAAAAGGGTACGGGGCAAAGGTATCGTCGGTTTCATCATTCTACTCGCCCCGCACCCCCAAAACGCGGCACACGCGGTTTCGGTATCAAAGGTTGACTCGCCGCGTCGTATCGCCAAAAGGGTGCGGGGCAATACCTCTTTCG